TAGCATCCATCCTTTGAAGATAGTATTCCAATCTTTCGTTAAAGGTTTCCAGCAATCTATTAACGATAACGGTTTTAACTCCTTCTTCCGAAAAGATATGTTTAGCTAAATCGTAAATTCTCAAATTAAAATGAAGATCATCCAAACTAGATTGATTCTTTTCAATAATTAATTTTTGTTCTGGAATCATATCGTCGATATCAGTCTTTCCAGATTGCAACTCCGCAATATCAGAATCTAAACTAGAAAGCCATTTCTTTAACTGCTCAATTCTATAAACAGAATCTTCTTTTTTAGATTCTTGAACTTTAGCTTTTGATAAGTCGATATTTAATTGCTTTACCTTAGCAGTACCACGCTTTTTTTGGTCCTCATACTTGGCAACATTTTCCGAAATAGCATTTAATTCTTCGGTAAATTTTGTCACCTCATCTTTTAATTTTGATATTTCAATATCTAAAATGTATTTATCGTGCTCTTCAATCTTCCTAAAGCATGTAGGACACGAAGAATCTTTAATAGACATCTTCTTAATAGAAGTATTATAACTTGATATGTTAGTGTTTAGAATAGTTTTTTGAGAAATGCTAGTTCTCAATTTCAAATCAATTGCATTGAGCGCCTTTTCGCATTTAGCCAAATCTAAATTAATTTTTTCAACATCAACAGAATCTATTTCATCAGACTTAGAAACTAAAGCCTTTAATTCTATTTCATTATTCTTTTTACGCTCCAAATAAGTTTCAATTTTAGACTTCCTAGCATCCAAAATCGCATTTCGTTTATTATTTAAAGAATCCAAATTCCTAACAGATTCTTCGTATTTGGCTCTTTCGTTTTCAATAATTCGTTTTGTGTTGTTGAAATCAGACCTAGCATGATTCAACATTTCAGAAAAGAAAATTAAATTGAAAATTCCTTCAATGAACTTTTTCTTGTCCACCTTACCCTTAGCCATGAAGGGTATAGTTTCATTCATTGTCATTACGACACAATTCTGGAATACATTTGGAGTAGCATTCAATAATGTATGAATGTCTTCTTCAGTATTTTTAATTGAGTCTCTAGTAATATCCCAACCATTCTTGCTGAAAAATAATGAACTGTTAGGATTTTTTCTGATGATCTTATAAACATCATGAGATGAAGATGTAATCACATCAAAATCTAGTTCTACTACACATTCCTTCTTAGTGTAACGATTCTGAATCAAATCTTTTTTGATTTCACGCATTGTAGTTCCGAAAATTGCGAAGTACAATGACTCCATCATAGAGGACTTTCCGATCCCATTCTGTCTACCCTCCTTGTCTCTATTCATACCAGTAACGATATGAACTCCAGTACTAAAATCCAATACTACTGGTTCGTCGCCAAAGGACAAAAAATTCCTAATGCTAATTGTTTTAAAAATTACTTTTTTCATTTCGAGTAAGTTTGATATAAATTAATGCAATACTTTTTAATTTCTTGAGAGTTTTCTACGCCATCCATAGAATCAATATACCTAGTGATAGCTTCTTCTATAGAGAAAGAAGATAAATCCTCTTTACTGTCATCCAACCCAAATTTGCAAATATCACGCATTTGTTCAACTATAATATTTGACGGATTTAGCGATTTATAAATTGATAAAATGTAATCTAAATCATCTGGAGATACTCTTCGATCAACTTTCAATTTAACCAAATTGTTTTTAAAATATGATTCAACTTCTTTAGTTATTTCTCCATAAGACATCAAATCGGATAACTGCAAATTAAAATGTTTAGGAGAGTTAGTGTTTTCATGAAACACCATATCCAAAGATTTTAAATCCAAAGTATACACGCCTTTAGAGGCGTTTTCATCGGAAAAGTCCATTTGGAATGGATTGCCAACATATACTATAGTAGAATCTCCAACTTGTCTAGTGTCTCGCAAGTGAAAATGGCCAGAGATAATTAGTTTGTTTTTATCAGCCAAATCTTCAGTCTCGAAGCCATCTTTACACAAAGCAAAGCTATTCATTTTGAAATTGTTAATTTCAAAATGACCAAACAAAACATCGGATGGAGTAATTTCGTTAGCCTTGATTCCCCAAGGAATGAACCCAATGTTTCTTTTAAATGCTTGAATATATAACGGCTTGTCTACAATAGTTACATTCGGCCAATGCCCAAATGGAGTCAAAGAATTAACTTCAGAGCTTTCCTTTAAGAAACAATCATGGTTCCCGACAATCATCAAAACGTTAAAGTCTTTTAACTTTTTGAGAAGGTTGGCTCCAAAGTGCAGAGTGTCTACGCTAACTTCATCTCTAGTATGAAAATAGTCTCCACAAAAAACTACGTCTTCAATTTTTTCATCGTGCATTTTCTGCACGAACCAGTCCATCCACTTGGAAGAAATGTCGTGCCAAAACTTTGAGTCTCTATGTACTCCGATATGAATATCGGAAAAAATTCCAATTTTAGACTTGTTGAATTTGAACATTCAACCCATCATAACAAGAACAAAACTTAAAGCAAGTTAAATCTGGCTGCTATCCTCATCTTCAGTCGAATCCAATATTGGCTTGACATAAATGTGTCCCTCAGATTCGCATAAAATTTCTTGATACTTTCTTTCTTTGTATTCAGTTATTGCATCATGATGTCGCTTTTCCTTTTTAATTCTATTAATAAAAGCATGAAATGCTATAGTAGTAAAGTATCCGAATGGAGAAGATTCAGAGTCTATATTATATTTTTTACCCTTCAAGGCTCCAAACATTTTAATTAGCGCATCGCCTATCATCTCTTCTTTATATGAATAGTTTATAAATTTTGGATTATATCCAAGACCTTCTGCTATTTTATTTAAACATTCGCCAAGATAATGTGTGCAATTATTTGTGCCATAATATTCCTTAATAGCATCTTTAAACTTTGATGGGTCCACATAATATTTTTCTTTATCTACTTTTGTGCTCATAAATTATTTTTCTGAAATTATTTTTTCTGTATACGGAATAGTTTCTAACTCATAGATTTCTTTCCTTTTTTCCGAATGCCTAGATCCATAATACAAATTGTCCGCAAAATCTAATATGATTAGCTTTTCTTTATTTTTGTTCAAACGTAAACCTCTGCCGATACTTTGAACAGTTCTTACAAAGCTCTTGCCACCCGAAGCAAATATAATATAGTGTATGTTATTCACACTAACTCCAGTAGAAAAAATTGAACTCATTGCTATGCAAATAATGTTGTCATTAGACTCTATTAATTTTTTAATTTCTTCTCTCTGATCTATTTCAACTTCGCCTTTAATAAAATAAACCTTTTTATCTTGCAATTTTTCAGATAGAAGGTTTAATAAAATTTCTCCATGAGTAAGGTGATTCACTAAAATTAAAATATTGTTCTTGTAAAACGAACAAGTCTTTTCTATAATATTATTACGATATGATGAATTATATATGTAATTTAGTTCATTAGCGTAGGCTGATTCTGAATCTCCTAATCTAAGTTTATTACCTATTTTATAATTTATATTCAAAACTTTAACTTCTACATTAGTTAAATAATTATTTGATCTTAATTCAAATGAATTTTTAGATATTATTACTGGTCCTATCTTACCCAAAAGATTCCACTGGTCTAATTTATCCTCTGGTAGAGTTCCAGTGAATCCAAACTTGTTATTAGTTTTAATGGAATCTACTATTTTAACTATTTTATTTCCTCGATTGAGTTTGTGAGCCTCATCTACAATTAAAAGGTCTACATCTTTTAGCCAATCATTTTGACTGAATCTATTTTGCAAAATAGCAATATTTGCTATGAATACTTCAGCATCCATGTCTGGTTTATTTGAACCAGTCCACATAGTGACATTAAAACTTACATTATAATCTATAAATTCATTATAGGTTTGAGATACTAAACCTAAATCTGGAACTATAACTAAACATTTAAATTTCTTAATGTTTTTAGAGTGTAAGTAAAAATTATCTATTAACGAAGCCATCGTTAATGTCTTTCCCGCTCCAGTACCCATCAAACACACCCCTCTACCTATATTAACGCTTTTAGATACCGCCTCCAGTTGATAGTCTCTCAATTCTTTATTTAATCTACATATCAAAGACTTATCTAATTTTGGATTTAATCTTGATTTAACTAAATCGGAAATTTCCAATTTAATGCTTCTTGTTTCTAAAAGAAATTTAGAAATTTCTTCAGTCAATCCTATGTCAAAATAGCCATTTGGAGTTATAGCGTATAAACGCTTAGGAGTAAAAAATGATCTAGAAAATTTAGCTGCTGGGTTATATATAGAGAAATGCTCCCTTACTTCTGGAAGATACTTTCCAAGAAGTATTGCTTTGTTTTTAGATACATCAAATTCAACTTTCATCACATTTGCTCCATTTTCATCAATTCAACTATGTTTTTATAGTCGTATGTCATTGCTGAAAATATTTTTTCCACCTTTTCTAAATACTCGACCACCATTTCAGTTTCCTTTATTTCTTCCGTTAACTTATCTACAGTTTCATTCGCATGACACATTTTCTCCAAATTAATTTTACTTAAGGCTACTGGAGAATTTGTTTGTTTATTATCTATCAAAGCTTTGACCAATTTATCTTTTTTCTTTTTTAAGTTGGTCAAATTGACTTTTTGCTCAATTAGTCTAGCAACCCAAAAATGCTTTTTGCTAGGTAACAACATTTGAGCTTCTTTAATATTCAAAGAACTGCACTTCAAATCTTCAGCTATTTGCTGATTGTATTTTAAGAATAAGTCCATATTGATAAATAATATCATAAATTATCAAAATAACAATGGACCAATTTAATAAATTATATAATATTTTAATGGAACACTTGAATTCTGCTATACTAGCTCCTACTCATGGTTCTACTGGAGGAGCATTGAAAATGACTGATATCTATGCTACTGACAACTTACAAAGACCAAAAGTAATAGGTCAATACACTAGAAAAGGCAAATTTCAAACTGGTAAATCCAAAAAAAGAAAGTAAATCTATGAATGGAAGATTTAGGGCATTGGACTACTAATTTATCAAGCATTCCAGATGATGCATACGGATTTATATATTTAATTACTAATAATGCAACAAACAAAAAATATATTGGTAAAAAGCAAATTTTAAGTAAAAGAAAGCTAAAACCTCTTAAAGGAAAGATAAACAAACGAAGTAAAATAGTTCAAACAGACTGGAAAACCTACACAAGTTCTTCTTTTGATGTTCAAAATGACATTAAAACGTATGGAAAAGACAAATTTTCTTTTGAAATTTTAAAATTCTGTTATAGTAAGAGTGAAATGGCTTACTATGAAGCAAAAGAACAATTTGCAACTGACGCGCTTCTCTCTGAAGATTAC